CCACATCTAAGAGTCCCAACATATCCTTGCGTTTTATGCCATAAATCATTACCACAAATAGATGGGATAAATCTAACTTTAGTTCCCATATACTCATTAAGCATTTCTTTATGTCTATGCCCACAGTGCACTTCTCTTACTTTAGCTCTACTCCACATAGCTGGTTGTTCTGTAGCTATAAGTAAAGGTAGTTCTTGAGTTTTCTCTTTATCACCGTGTGTAAACATAATCATATTGATTCCATATTCATAATACTTACGAGCATCTAAACCGTTATCTACTGTTACATTCTTATTGTTTTTATATATAGCATCTAAAACTTCTCCTGCATAAAACATTCTTTCAAAGTCATGGTTACCTTGTACAACAACAACGTCTACTGGCGCAAACTGCGCTAAGTAATCAATTGCTTTAGTTACTAGGTGCCAGTATCCTCTAAAAGACTCGCGCCAGCGCATATTATCTTGCTGAGGTGTACCTTTAGTAGTAGCTCGGCTCATACCTTCTGAATTAAGTCCGTCATTACCTACAGGTAATAAGAATCTGTCTATTTCTAAACCATCTGCTTTTCTATGTAAATCCATAATAGCTTTTATATAGTGCTCTTCTATTATATTCATAGGCTCATCTGTTATCTTACCATAATGTATATCTGGGAGAGAAATCTCATAACATATAGGATCTTTAGCTTTCTTATATTTAATTTTAGGAACTTTAACACTCCTAGTTTTAATATAATCTAATAAATCTGCTTTAATGTTAGGCATTTCGTGCCATGAATTATGTGTAACAATACTAAATCTTTGTTCACCCATCATATTTTGCCAAAACTTTACAGATTTAACATCTGCTTGAGTTAGGCCGTTTTCTTTTAAATGGTCTAAGTATTTAGTGCTGCCTTTTAATTCATTTCCATTTTCATTGTTCATTCTAGCTTGGATTAAATCTGCAGAACTTACGGTTTGTTTACACTCTTGTACTAGTGCAGGATCCACATCCCACCTTTTAGCTAGCCAACCAACTCCTTTTTTTAAGTATCCTGTCTTTTCTTGTAGTTTCTTTATAATTTCCTCTTTTGTCATTTTAATATAATTTTTAATATGTTAAAACTACCTACCTTAGCAACCAAGTCAGAAGGGTCCTTAGATTTGAATTCGTCAGGCAAGCAGATATTTTTGAAACCATATAAGTCACAAATTTTCTTGGCCATTGTTTGACCCGGATTATTTGTTTTGTTAAAATCATTATCATATAAAATTTCTATTATATTAAATCTTTCTTTTAGCTCACTTATTAATTTCTCATCAGGTATTTGCATTTCACTTTGCATAGCAATCGAATGATAGCCTGCAGCATATAAACACATAACATCTTTGAGGGAAGAAGTAATGATAAGTCGCTCACCACTATGTGGGAGTTGGTTATAACCTTGTACATCTGTTTTGTTTGTATTGCTTAACCACTTATTTTTTTCTTCGTAAGGAGAATAGATTTTATATCGATTTTTAAATTTGAACGCATAACTAATTGATTTACAAGTAAATCTATTGTTATTTATCCAAAAATGACTTATTGGTTCGACCGCAAACTTAGTTAATATTTTTTTACTAACCAAATATTTTTTCCAAAAATTCGCATCTTTTTTAATCCAAAGTCGTTTTTTCTTTTTAATTATAATTTCTGTTTTATTAACTTTAGGAATATGCTTCTGTCTATAAGCCATATAACCCATTGTAAACTCGATCTCTGATTTATTAGGACTTAATCCTAAATTAAAATCACAATCAATAATTCGCAAAGCATCAATGAAAGAACAACTATATCTATATTTAACATAATTAAAACAATCAAATGTGTGATCAGAATTACCAAAATCTTTATACAGTAATTTACCATTATACATAGTTATGTATACTGTAGGAGAATTATCCTCTCGTAATTCACTTTTAAATTTTTTTCTTATTTCTTTAAAACTTGGAATATAATACATAAAAATGTCATACTCAGTAATTTTACTAAGTATGACATCAGTATGTAAATGATCATTACTGTCTCTGCTTTTAACAGCCATTAGAACGGTAAGTCTTCATTGTCTGCAGACCCATTAGATGCTGCTACTGCAGATCCATTATCTGTTGTTACCCAATCTTCATTTTCATCTGGGGCATCTGGAGACACTAAAGTAGCGGTAGCAACATGTACTCCCCACTTAAGATCTACATTAAAATCAGCATTAAATGATCCATAATCATCATTTAAAGCTTTTATAAAGAAATCGTCTCTTTGTGGTTTTACTCTCCCAAAATATTTAGTATATACTTGTTGGTATTTATCATCTTTTACACCAATAAGAACTCTAACTTCATTATCTTTAAGACTTTCAACTAAACTTTTAATTTCTGTAACAACTCCACTAGATATTGCAGGCATAGAATCAAAATAAACTTCATCTCCTGATGCTACATTAGCCCAAGCTTTAACAAAATTAATAAGAGTTTCTTCACCTGTATAAGCTTTTCTTTGTCCTTCAGTTTTCCACCACTCATAAGTTGGTTCGTCTTCAGACCAAGTAGCTTGACCTACATTATTCATCCATTGATGTTTACCAGATTGAGAAACTCTAGGTTTAGTTTGCATTAAAATTTCTAATTTAAAGTTACCATCTGAATTAGCTAACCAAAATACAATTTTATTGTATTCTTCTCCGCTAAATTCTACTTTATAATTAGGTTCTTGTTTAACATTAATATCCATAGAATGTAATTCCGCCATTGTCGGATTTACTGCTATAACTTTAGCATTTGTTAAACCTGAGTAAGTTTTTATTCCACCTACTACTTCTTCTGTACTTGCATTACTTTGTATTGCCATATTTATTGTTTTTAATTGTTAATAATTTATAATTCGAATGTATCATCTTCATCTTCTTCTAACTCTTCGTCAAAAGTTTCTTTTAATGTTTTACCATCTTTATTTACCATAGTTATAAAAGCATCATTAAGAGCATCTTGAGATTCTTCATCCAATTCTATTTCTTCTCCATCTTCATTCTCAGCTTTCCACTCTGGTTTTTGTGCTTCTTTTAATAAAGTTTCTTCTGGAGTTTCAAATTCTGTAGGGCCTAATATATCTACAATAGCATCTTGTGCTTCTGCTATAGCTTCACTAGCTTGTGTAGCTGATTCAATAGCTTCATCTATAGCATCGTGTAAAGTTACTTGATTAGGATCTACTTCTATCACAGTTGATGATGGTTCTGTATCATCTTCAAATACAAAAGATAAAGGTTTCTTTTTACTAGGTCTTCTACCTTTAAGAAATGGATGCTTAAACATCTCATCTACTTCCCATGGTTTAATCCCATATTTAATTGCCATTTCTGGCTTACTAATACCGTTTTTAAGATCTGCATCGATCATAGAAACAGTAATCTTCTCAGGAGTTTCTCCTGGCGTTACATTTTTTCTCATTTCAATCATTTTTAATTTGTTTAATTAATCTATATATATTTCTGACCATTCTAAAGGCATGGCCTTACCTTTTAAGTGATGACATCTAGATCCTGCAGTTACATCGTCCATAGAGTCAAATGAAATCATAGTTATTCCATCACCTTCTCTATATATATAACCAACAGCATCAGCGTTAGCACAACTAATTTGCTTAATTTTACCAGTTAAATCAAGATCCTTAACAGCAACCTCTTTACCTTTCTTCTCAAGCATTTTATCTTTTAAGTGTCCAACTAAGATAATATGATCCGCTAATAAATTCAATCGATCTATCCATTTTTTATATGCCATCCTTAAATATAGATAGCCAGCGCCATTAGGCAATGATAGTATTGACATACCAGGGTTCTTAGTTTCAAAGTTTTTACCCATAGGAGTTTTCATATAAATTTGTTTACCTTCTGCTTCACACCATTCCTCTAACTTAGATATAGTATCAATAGCAATATATTTATATGGCTTTCCTTGTTTAATTATCTCTCTACCAATATCAGCTAGTTCTTTAAGATTATTTGCTTTTACTTTTAAAGCATCAACCATATCTGAACCATTTTCTAAATCAATAATAAGACAATCATCTAGTTCTGCTAATACACTAGTCTTACCTATTTTAGGTGGACCGTATATTATCATATTTTTAGGCGATTTACGGCTAGCCTTTACCTTTGTTTTTGGTAACTCCATATTATTTAGTTTTTAATTTACTTCTTAATGTATTACGCCTAGTCATTAACTTAGAAGTTTCTTCTTCGTCATTTTTAAATCTTTTTAATCTTTTATCTACATGATTAATCTCATTTAAAACTGCTAGTTTTGCATTTGTTTTGCCTTTTTTTTTGCTCATATTCTTTTATATTATTTACTAGTTTATTTATTCCTCTCTTTTTTACATTATGAGCATAAAATACACTCCATATTGCAAATACTCCCATTATTGTTAGTACTATATATATTATCATTTTTTTGTTCTTTCGTTAATAGTAAATGTTGACATTTCTGCTTCATATGGTATCATACCAAGCAGTCCATCTCTGTTTTTTTCTACGTGTACAGCTAATAATTTAACTGGATCTTCATTACAATATAAATCTGTAATTCCATATAAATCATGAGGCCTTTGTAACATCATAACAACATGCGCATCCTGTCCAATACTATCTCCTCCAAATAGGTCTGTTAAGAGCGGCTGATACTGTGCTTTAGCTCTATGCTCTTGTTCTATATTTCTATTTAACTGAGATAATAAGATATTTATAGTTCCCATTTTAGCTTGCAACCACATACATCCTTTAGATACTTCATTAAGTTTTTGTAATTCTTGTTCTTTATCACTTAATATTAATCTAGAATGGTCATATACATTTATAATAGTATGATCAGGATATTTATTTGTTACATCAACATTAGATTGTTTTACAAATTCCATATTCCTAGGTATATTATTAAAATATATAGGATAATGCGCATATTTTAATACTTCTTGTTTAAATGCTTCATAAGCGTCTCTAGCTAATTTTCTTTCAACAGATAATAGCTCACTTACTTGTTTACCGGTTCCTTTAGCGCCCGCTCTCATTATTTGTTGGTAGCCAGGCATTTCAAAACTCCAGTATAATACAAGTAAATTTTTATTTTTATTATTATCTAATAAATCAAATATAAGTTGATTACTAAAAGCTGATTTACCTACACCTGGACGACCTGCTATAACATACATTTTACCTGGCTGTAAACCTCCAAGTAAATTTTTATTAAGTCTAGCCCATTTGGTAGGATATACTCGTCTTTTTCCTTGCATACCATCTTGTACTTGATATAAAGAAGCGCTTATTGATTTATTAATACTTTTAAATCCCCCATCTTTAAAGGGATCTTGTAATTCTTTTGGTGTCTCTTCCTTCATTTTCATTTAAGTTTTCATACTTTTCCCAAGTATGGTTATTAATCCATGTTTCTAAATTCTGCATATAACCTAAGTTATCTTCTTGCATTTTTAATTGTACTTTTAATAGTTTAATTATTCTATTATGTACATGTAATTTATTACCAACAACTAGTTTATACCTTTTGTAAGCTTTTAAATTAGTTTTAGCTTTTGGATCAGCTGCACATAAAACTCTTGTACTTGTGGAAGTATGAACCCTATTTGGATAAGTAGATATTAAATCAGAAAACATAGCATCAAAATTATTTGAAAACAATTTTTTAAATTTATCTGTTACTAATGAGTTATCACAATCTATATATCCTTTATCTTCAAGGTTTTTCCAGTCAATGTTTAGTGTCAGCTCATCTAAATAAGAGTATCCCTTTCTTAATGTAAGGTATAATCCTATAAATTCATTAGGCGTTAAGTCAGTTGTTTTTAATAATTCTAAGTCTATTTCTATTGTCATATTTATCTATTTTTAGGGTAACCAATTTACATTATTTAATGATTTTGTAGCATTCTTTAACCATTTTTCTTCTTGCGAGTTTTCAACATAAAGTATATATATTTCACCTACTTTATTTTCTTGAAATCTAATTAATCTACCTATTCTTTGTATCATAGATAAAGATTTACTAGTAATACCACACATAATACCAATATTAGCATCAGGTATATCTAACCCTTGATTTAAAGCTTTAGTTGAACACAAAACATTTACATGTCCATTTTTAAAATCATTTAATGCTTTTTCTCTTTGCTTTTTAGTTTTTTTAGAATGATATGTAGTAGATAAAGGACTAACAGATGCGCACAATTGATCTGTAAAATCATTTGCACCGCTAAATGCTAATATTTTATTACTTACATTTTTAAGAACTAATGTTTGAAATGCTGTTATTTTATTAGATGCAAAATCTACAATTTTTTTTCTTTCTCTTATAGTTCTATAAAATCCTATAGCAGCAGATTTCTCTGCAGGCCCTGCGTTTTTATCTGCAAGTATTCTTTTAGCTTCATCAAATGCATCAAATTGGCCAAGCTTAAATTTATAATATAAAAATTGATTATGTATTTTCTTATAATCATTTTTCTCAGTTTGTGTTAATGCCACAGGCTGACAATAAATATTATAAGGTGACACTATTCCTGATTGGACACATTCATCTAAACTAATAGAATAGATAGTAGGTGCTAATTTAGATAGGATCTGTTTATATTCATATTCTTCAGGTAATGTAGCAGTCATACATAATAATTTATCATAAGTATTATTCTCAAAAAACTTACGATATTGAGGGCTTAATCCTAAATGAACTTCATCACATATAACTAAATCATAATGATTACCTGCAAGCTTGTAAGCACTTTGGTAACAAAGGATCTCAACGTTATCTAAGCAATGTTCTAAGTCCCATTTATGAAATTCCTCAGCAAATTGGCTTTGCAATTGAATAGTAGGAACTAATAATAATACTTTAGTACCGCCCAAGACGTCCAAAATATGATGAACGGCCAGTATTGCACATCTTGATTTTCCGAAACCGGTCCCAGCAATAATGCTGCCACAAAACTTAGAACTAGCCCAATTATTAAGAGCTTCTTTTTGTTTTTCATCTCTAATTTTATTTATTGACATAGTTATACTGCTTCCCATGTCGTCACTGTTCTGTTAGTATTTTTATCAAAGATTGTACCATTAGCTTTGACCATACCTTTATTAACTAATTCTGTAACTCTACCTGTTACTCTATTTATCTCCCAACCTAAAGTTTTAGCTATATTTCTATTTGTAGCTGGTGTTGTAGTTTTAATCGCTCCATACACTGTTTGTTGTTTCGTTCCAATTGTAGGAGTCAGGGCCTTTAGAGAGGCTACTTGTGTTTTTCTTATTTTTTTCATATTCTTTTACTTTTATAAATTGTTCATGTATGTCATTACATTTATGATTAAAATCATAGCTCCAATGACTGATTAATACTTTTTCTTCTTCGACTTTTCCACTATATTTAAAATAATTATTAAAATCTATGTGATTAGCCTCCCATCTTTTTTTCCACTCCTGTTCTTCTTTACATTCTTGAACAAAAGCTTTTATTAATTTTTTATCTATACTCATTTTTTTGTTCTTTTATCTATATCCTTCTCAAGTTGAGATGATGCATACATACCTGTTACTATTCCAACAATATATATACTTATAAATGCTATTATTTCCATTATAAATATTTTTTAATTAAATCATTTTTCTTTTTTACAAGATCAGAGCGCTTTGCTCTTGGACGTTTAAACATTGAGTTTTCTGAATACATCCCATCATATTCTCCCATTTTGCTAATTGTTTGTTCCAGATTAGCTATAATTTTTATTGCATTTTTTTTTGTCATATTACATAGTTTAAAAAATAGAAAGAGAGAGGTGGACTTGAAGGTGTCGTCAGCTTTATCCTCTTTTTTGTGCACTGCGCTCTGTCTTTACTCTCTCTCTATTTATATTATTATTTTTCCCAACAATTACTTACTGTTACTTCAGCTTTTAATAAGCCATTTGTTACTATTTCATCTGCAGCTACGTCCATAAGCATTTTCATAATTTGTTTCCATTCATCAACATAATCATCTCTACATATAGTATCTATCTGATCATGTACAGTCATAACTAGTTTGACAGGAGTTCTTGTCATTTTAATATGATTACGCATCATTACTAAAGCTTTTTTAGTCATGTCTGCACTAGCTCCTTGAATAGGTGTATTTTTAGATGCTCGTTCAATACTACCTAATTCCATAGATGATGATTTGTTATCCCATATTCTAGGATACCAATTAGTAAACCATCTCTTCCTATTATAAGGAGGAAATGTTTTAATATATCCATATTTCTTACCAAAGTTACCTAGCTTTTCTAGAAATCCTTTAATTGCTGGAAACGCCTCGAAGTATTTTTCAATAAGCGTTTTAGCGGCTTCCAACTCAATATTAAGAGTATCAGAAAGTTTGTTAGGACCCATACCATAAGCGAGCCCAAAATTAATTGTTTTAACATTTGTTCTTAATTTTTTATGTGATGGACAATTGCATTTTTCTTTCTTTGCAAAATAAGCACAATCATCTTCACCACTAGTTAACCATTGATCTCCATACACCAACTCTGCACAGGTAGAGTGTAAATCCTGTCCTTCTTCTAAAGCTTCCAGCCACACTGGATCTTTAGACCCAAAGGCAATTACATTTAACTCTTGGCTTGAGTAATCAGCACTTACAAAACTCCATCCATCAGGCGCAATAAAGCAATTTCTAAAACTATTATCTGCAGGTATTTGCTGCATGTTTGGTTTGGATGAACTGACTCTACCTGTGTCAAGTATTTGGTGAAAATTTGTATGTATTTTATTATCAGATGATAAATTCTTAAAGAAAGCTTCTCCATAAGATGTGCATAATTTCATTGCTTCTTTATATTTTACATACTTATCTATTAATGGATATTTAAATCTATACTTATACATTTGTTTACCATTAACGTTATCAAGTTTAGGTATAATAGTCTGAAACACCTCAAGAACTTGTTTAGGTGATGTCCATTTAACATCTATATCTCTTAATTCTTCAATTGGTGTAAACATATCAGCTTGTATATATTTAGCTACAAATTTTTGTAATCTATGATCTTGTTTGATCATCACATCTAATTGCTCTACTAAATTAACAGCTTTATCAGTATTTAAATCTTCAAGCTTTTTCCATGCTTCTATATCTAAATCTAATCCATTATATTCTATATCTGCAAATGATTTAACTACTTCGTTTTCTAATTTTACAACATTTTCTAACTTATACTTTTGTATAGTTGGTAGTTGTAACTCTTTTATTTTACATAAGTATTCTACATCTTTTGCACCATATACTATTTGATCATTTTTGTAAGGTTGACCAGTTAAACCTATAAATTGATTTCTTACATCTTTATTTAATTCTACATTTAAATATCTTTTACATAAATCTTTTAATGCATAGCCTAAACTCTTACCGCAGCTAATGACTAACTCAACAAGAAATGTGTCATAAATACCTTCACAGGTAATATCACTCCATTTCTTGATGAATTTATAGTCAAATTTTGCATTATGAAAGATCTTTATAATATTTTTATCTTCTAATATTTCTCGAAGAGGTTCAATACTAATAAATCTTGTATCTATAATATATTGATTATCAGTATCACCAATTTGAAACATTATCATTTTTTTTGTCGTAAAATCAAATCCTTCTGTTTCTGTATCTACGCCTAATACCTTTTTATCTTTACAATAGTTTACTACATCGTCTATTGTAGCAGATTCAAAGTTAGGACTTAAACTTTGTGTGTTACTAATAAAATATATCATAGTTTAATAATTTACGCTTTCATTTTCATGTTTTTCACATGTTTCTTTTAGATAATCATTATATCTCTCTACTAAGTTATTATCATCTACATATTTAACTACACTTTTAGCAAATGATTTAACAAAAGTTTGACCTCCAAATTGAAAACTATATGAATTTGTGAGTACACATTTAATATATAATGATTTAAATTCTTCGTATGATTCATCTTCAATCATACTACTTATCCATTTCATCTGTCCCATTGTTTTTTGTTTAATTAATACTTGTTTTAGTTTTTTGAGAAAAATAAAGGACTATAAATTAATATAGCCCTCTATCTTTACTCATCAAAATACTGATTTTAAAGTCTTATCTGACATTGGTTTTTGATTAAAGTCATGAGTATCAAGAACTTATGACATTTATAAACAATCTTTTTATAACTTTATAAATAATTATTGCACAAATATAATAAAAAGAAGTATACTGAACAAACAATATACGACTTTTTATTATAAACCTTTATTAACTACTTACATCATAACCTCAACTTCGTCTACCTTTACACCTGTATTAGCTGCAACGATTGAATTTGAAGTGTCTGAAACTAAGAATACATGTTGTGGATCATCACTTTCAGGTAATAAATCTACATATGAATTCATAAATATATGCTGTCCCTTATGTAAAATATAATCTCCACCTTTACCAGCTCTTTTAGCCTGAGTGTCAACTACATCTACGCCTATTTCATCAGCATATTTCTTTTGAGAGTCAGTTGGTTCTGTTGATTCAACTACTCTTACTCTAAATCTTAAGTTATTAAACTCTGGATTTAATATATTTAATTGTAAAAATTCTGCTGGTTTACCTGATGCTGTTTCACCCATAAACCATTCTCCATCATCTCCAAAGTTTATATTAAATATATCTGACGCATCTGCTACTTCTGCAGTTGCCCATCCACGTCTAGCACCTGAACTAAATCTACTATCACTAGCGTTTAATACTGTTAGTGCAGACATTGGTCTATCTTTAGCTGTTACTTTTTCAGCAAATTCTAATTGTATTTTACCATTAGATACTTTTCTAGCTACTGTTAATAATGTTTCTCCTACTTGTAGTTCATTTAATGAACCACTGTTTAACTGATTTTTTTCCATTTTAAAATGTTTGTTTAATTAATAATTATTGTTAATTCTATATTCTTCTAATTCTTTATTAGTATATTCTGTTGTATCAACAGGATTTTCCCAATAAAATAGTTCTGGATGTACATCTTTCATATTATGTGTACATACTGTACATGTAGCTATAAAATGTATAGCATCCATCTTATCTTTGAAGGTTTTGATTTGAGAAGACGTTACATCTTCTTTCTTACAGTCATGATTACCTTCATCATCACAACCATAAATGATCTTAATTTGTTTCATAGGCATTTTGAGTTTAATTAATTAGTTAATAAAGTTAGTTATAGTATAAATAACAACAGTAAGTTTACTACATGATCTTCGTTTTAAATGTGGTGTCGTTAGATGATCACTCCACTTTACCTTACTGTTGTTATTAAATTGTTATTTTATCTCATTAGATTTATCTTCTTTGATTTGATTTGTCAATTCTTCAATTTCTATTTCATGTTCTAAACCATTTATTACTTTTCTTAAATCTTTTAAGATTGAACGACTAGTTTGATCATCAAGTGTTAAATGTTTATCTAATTCTGGATCTAATAGTCTAAATAGTTTAGTATCATGATACATTTCATGATCTTCAGTTAAATCAACTGTTCCAAGTTCCTGATTGTTATCATAATCTACTGAAAACTCTAATTTACTTGGTTGTAATCTTTCACAATACTCCATCATTTTATACATTCTTTCATGTACTTCAGTTAATAACTGATATAAATACATATTTTGATGTTTAATTATTTCTAATCTATCAACATTATCTGATGTTAAATTATCAATTTGTTGTGTTAACTTAGTTATTTCTAAGTTCTTTTGTAAGATCGTTGGATCTAATTCTAATTTGTCTTTCATTTGTTTAGTATTTTGATTAATAAATATGTTCCACTCAGTCTTTCGTATGAGGACTTGTGACCTCCATTGGTGACTTTAAAACACGAACTAGGTAGTACTGCTACTACAAACTATGACCACTGGGACATTACTCCCTACACTTCTTGACACACAATACTTCTTTCAACAGATATGTTTATATATTACTATACATTACATAAATTACTATAATTAGTAGTGTATTATCTGTGGTAATGGTGTACCATTTGATAATTAGTGTCTATGTTACAATTTAATTATTGTTTTCATAGTTACCCTGACTCCTCTGTTAAGAGAACAGACATCTTATATTTATAAGACGTCACATCTAGGTGATTAATCAGTTGACTCAGTCTCTTGTTTCCACAAGACCTTTATTGTCTACTAGTTCTTCCCACAGGTTTCGAACCCTGAAGTTAGTTATATTTTTCATAATTCATACTTTCGTAATCATCAGTTAGGATACACATCCTAAATTATGGACACCTTTACTTATTAAATAAATCATATCAAAGTATGTTATTTCAAAAATGTGGTTTAATGGTATCGATCCCATTAAAGTCCAGTGTCAAGATTAGTTTTGTTTATCTAGAAAACAAGGTTAGTCTATAAATACCTATTATTTAAATATACATCATACATAACCAGAACAGGATACCTAATGATAGTCCTGTTATGATTAGTATGTATTGTATTGATTTGATTATTGTTTTCATTGTCCCATATCCATATTATCAATCATATCTTCTTGAAAGTTAC